AAGAACTAAAGATCCAAAATACAGAGAGTTTATATCACAAAGAACAAAAGAGGCTATGTTAAATCTTTCGGATGAAATAAAAAAAAGAATGAGTGTATCTGCAACCGAAAGAAATTTAGGCAACAAACACTCGTTAGGTAAAACTTGGACACTATCTGAAGAAACCAAAAAGAAAATAAGTGAATCTAAAAAAGGTTTCAAACATACCGATGAAGCAAAAAGAAAACTCAGTGAAAAAGCAAAATTAAGAACAGGCAGAAAACACTCACCGGAAACAATAGAAAAAATGAGAATTGCAGCAAAAAACAGAATAAGAAAGGTAGGAACCTAAAATTGCTACCTCTCCATATTTTAATCTTTATGGTTCTAGGCCAGACCAAAGAATTATTGAAGACTTAATTGTAGAGTCCATAAAAATTATGGGATTTTCCGCATATTATCTTCCAAATGATAATGATGCAGCTCGTGACCTTCTATATGGTGAAGACCCAACCAAGAAGTTTGAGACTGCTTTTCCATTAGAAATGTATCTGTCTAATGCCACCGACTATAATGGTGACAGAGAAATGTTTACTAAGTTTGGTTTGGAGATTCGCAACCAAGTTTCAGTTATTGTTTCTAAAAGAACCTTTAGCCAAAGAGTGCCACAAAATACATTTACAAGGCCACGTGAAGGTGACTTAATCTATATTCCAATTTTGAATGGCCAAGGTGAGTTGTATGAGATTAAATTTACAAACCAAACCAAAGATTTCTTTCAATTAGGTAGAAAATTGCCATACTTTTATGAATTGGAACTAGAGAAATTCAAATACTCACAAGAAGTTATTTCTACTGGTGTACCAGAAATTGATATTGTTGTGTATGATTCTGCTTACACATTGCATTTGAATACTGGCACTGGTTCAGGTACATACAAGTTACAAGAGTTGGTGTTTCAATCTCCTGATAACACATACGCCAATGCAACTGCAATTGCCACAATTCAATCGTGGGTTCCATCTGCATCACAAATGGCTGTCACAAACATTTCAGGTGTATTTGCAGACGGAGAAGTAGTTATTGGTAATACAAGTGGCGCAAGTTATGTTGTTACAACATATGATCCTCTAGAAGTGCCAGCAGTAAAAGAATCTTACGACAACAGTTTAATTAGTAGTTCGGCTTCTGCTATATTGAATACATCCGAAACTAATCCGATAGGTGGTTTATAATGTCTAATACCACTTACAATAGAATGATTCGTAAGATGACAGTTGCCTTTGGCAATCTGTTTGATAACATTACACTGGTTCGTTACAATCCAGATGAAACTGAACAAGAAAGATTCATTGTTCCATTGGATTACGCAACTAAAGAATTGTATGTTGTTCGTTTACAACAAGATCCAAATCTAGACAAAAAGATACAAATGGCTTTGCCACGTATGTCCTATGAGATGAACGGCATTTCATATGATGCAACACGTAAGCAAATGACAAACATGCAGAACTTTGCATATACAGGTTCTCAATACGTTTCTCAATACACACCAGTACCATACAACTTTGATTTTAGCCTTTATCTTTATGTTCGTAACATTGAAGATGGTAATCAAATCATAGAACACATATTGCCATACTTTGCACCAGATTATACAATCAAAGTCAATATGATTCCAGAAATGGGTATCATTAAAGAAGTTCCTATTGTTCTAAATAGTACATCGTATGATGTGACATATGAAGGTGATAGAGATTCAGATACTAGAATGGTCATTTGGACCCTTAACTTCACAGTCAAAGGATTCATATTTGGTGCTATCAATGATAATGTTGGATTGATTCAAACATCAATTACAAATATATACAATGATATAACACAGGCAAATAATGTTCTGTTTGAAATGGCATCTACAGGATTAGGTCAATATCAGATTGGTGAAGTTGTATATCAAGGTCATTCGCCTGCACTATCAACAGCTTCTGGTCGAGTAGTTTCTTGGGTAAACAAGAATTTAACTCTTGGTAATTTGTTAGGCAACTTTGTTTCAAATCAAAACATCATTGGTCAAACATCAAATGCAAGTTGGAAGTTTTTGAATTATCAGGTTGTTCCAGAACAACTTGCACAAGTCGTTGTTACTCCATTATTTGGAGATGCATCAGAAGATTTATCTATTGAAACAGGATCTGATGATTTGAGAACTGATGTTGGTGTGGAAGATTTGTCAACAGAAGAAGCAAACTCTGGACCATTCATATTCAATACTGTTATAACGGAATATCCAAACAATTAAAGGTTAAAAAATGTCAAAGACGCTACAATTTAGAAGATATACAACAAGCAACCTTGCTAGTATTACTGGCGCAAGTGGTGAGTTAATTGTTGATACCACATTAAATCAAATAACAGTACATGACGGAAACAAAGCAGGTGGTTGGTATGCAGCTAACGCAATCACTTTACAAACAGTCTGGAATACTGCTAATGCGGCAGCTAATTCAGCTAATTCCGATTTAGCAAATACAGGCGGTACAATTACTGGTAATTTGCTGATTACTGGTACTGCAAACGTTAGAGGCAATCTTTACTCTACTACAATTACAACAGCAACAGGTTCTGGTGGAAATCTAACTATTGATCCAGATGGTTATGGTGATGTTATATTTACCCCTTACACAGAGGTTTTTATTCAAAGCTCTAACACTTCCGTTAATACAACAACAGGTGCATTGATTGTTTCTGGTGGCCTTGGTGTTGCAGGTAATGTATTCACTGGTGGTTTGATAGAAACATCAGGTAACGGTATTGGTTATTCAACAGGTGCTGGCGGTACTGTAACACAAGGAACAAGTAGAACTACTGGCGTAACATTGAATAAACCATCAGGCCAAATTACATTGTTCTCACAAGCATTGGCTGCAGGGGCTGCAAATACTTTTGTATTGACAAATTCTACAATTGCTGCAAATGATTTTATATTGTTGAATCACTTTAGTGGCGGTACATTAGGTAATTATGTTTTTGCTGCAAACACAAGTGCAGGTCAAGCAAACGTTACTGTTCGTAGTATTACAACAGTTACTGCTGAAGCACCAGTGGTTCAATATGTAATCATCAAAGGCGCAACAAGTTAATTAAACTGTGTTAAACTATGAATACATTTGATAAAAATATGGAACAAATCTTCGATGTAGCCACAAAAGTGGAAACCCCACCTGTGGCCAAAAAAGAAACTTTACCTGTTAAAGTTGGTGAACAACAACTTGAAGAAGATTTGGTTGATGCATATGAGCAAACAAAAACCAATCTTCAAGACTTGATAGACCAAGGCAAAAATGCAATGGATGAAATATTGGAGATTGCAAAAGCAGGCCAACATCCACGTGCATTTGAGGTGTATGGTACTCTATTGAAGAATGTGGTAGATGCCAACAAAGAACTTCTTGCAGTACAAAAACAAATGCGTGACATGGATAAGAAAACTGCACCATCAGGTTCTACAACTATTGATAAAGCTATTTTTGTTGGATCAACTTCAGAATTAAGTAAGTTCATCAAAAGTAACAAAGAATGATAGACAACAAAGACAGTTACCGTGACAACCCACTGCTTAAAAAAGCAGGCGTACAAATCAAATACTCACAAGAACAAGTTGAGGAGTTTTTGAAATGTGCAAAAGATCCGGTTTACTTTGCACAAAACTACATCAAAATCGTTAACGTTGACCGTGGTTTGATGTCATTTGAGATGTGGGGTTTTCAAAAAGAAATGATTAAGTTATTCCATGATAATCGTTTCGTCATCACCAAATGTCCACGTCAGGTTGGTAAAACTACCACTTCTGTAGCCTATTTACTCTGGTTAACCTTATTCTCAGACTCACAGAACATTGCCGTATTGGCCAACAAAGGTTCTCTTGCTCGTGACATTTTGGCCAAATACCAATTGGCATATGAGAATCTTCCAATGTGGTTACAACAAGGAATCATTACCTGGAACAAAGGTAATGTGGAACTAGAGAATGGTTCTAA